CAGCGGCAACTGCCAGTGCCAACATTAACGACCCTGCAGTGCAGGCATTGCTCGCACAACTGGGAGCAAAACCAGTTAACTAATTCTTGGGGGCTATGTCCTTTCTACCCAAGAACGGCGTTGTAATGGTTACTAGACGGGAACACATCGGGGGATGTGCTAACAGGTTCGATTCCTGTAACGCCACGCAAGACTTAACGAACGGGGGATGGGATGCCTTTTTATGAATTCACTTGCGATTGTGGGCATATCGCTGAAGTGTTTTTTGAAATGGATGATGAAAAAAGAATCATCTGCGAAGGTTGCAAGAAGAAGTTAATGCAACGCAAGTATTCACTTGGGGGAGCAATCTTCAAGGGTGATGGATGGGGGGCAAGCAAGTGAGAACTGCAGTTAGTTTATTCGCAGGTGTTGGTGGCTTTGATCTAGCTTTGGAACGCAATGGTGTGAAAGTAGTTGCATCAGTTGAGATAGATAAAAAGGCACAAGAGGTATTGAAGAAGCATTTTCCACAATCAACTATATTCGGAGACATAACGGGGGTAACAGGTGAACAACTCATTGCAGCAGGATTTGAACCTAGAAATGGAATCATCACAGGTGGATTCCCCTGTCAAGATTTATCAGTGGCTGGAAAACGAGCAGGATTGGGTGGTTCTCGATCAGGATTATTCTGGGAAATCTGCCGATTGCTTGACGAAACAAGAGCGCAAAATTTTATCCTCGAAAATGTCCCTGGTTTACTTTCCAGCAATCAAGGAAAAGATATGGCCGTTGTTCTTGAAGCGTTGGTTGAGCGCGGGTATCGCATCGCCTACAGGGTGCTTGATGCTCAACACTTCGGAGTACCCCAACGCCGCCGTAGAGTGTTCATTGTCGGATGTCTTGGAGACACAGGGAGATCACCTGAAGAAATACTCGCTATCCCCGAAAGCCGCGCAAGGTATCTTGCGGAGAGCAAATCGCCGAGAAAAGACATTGCCACCGCAACTGCAGGCAGCACTGGAGTTAGTCTCTCAAACGGAAAAGATATAGCAAATTGCATACCTGCAGAGTTGTATCACAAATCAACTGTTGTCAATCAAGATGTAAATAGTGGTCACCTTGTTCTTCACGAAAGCTAAGCGGGCGCAAAATGTTAATGATTATGAATCTTGGATAGCGGGGGGGGTAGTGCCAACATTGAACGCAATGGATAACAATGGAGAGGCATTTGCAACAGTTTTAATTATTGATGGCACCCGTGTAAATGATGTGCGGGTTTATGAGGATGGCATTGTGCCAACAGTTATTTCACGATATGGAACAGGGGGTGGGAATGTGCCAATGATATTTAGCCATACTCAAGGTTTAGATGTGCAAGCAAGTGAAACAAACTCACCAACACTTAGAACAGGGGGCGCAGGAATGGCAATTGTTTATCCAATTGATGATGCAAGAGAATTAGAAAAGCACCAAAACGGAACTGGCATTGGTACTGAAGGCGCACCTGCCTATACATTAGATCGCCAGCAAGCACCTGCGGTGGTTGCCTTTTCACCATCAGATTTTGCTAATTATTCTGAAGGTGTCGGAACACTCAAGGCTGGAATGACAAATAATAATTCACCAGTTCTTGCCTTTGATGCTTACAACCACACAATTTCAGAAACAAATCAGACTTTAAGAACAGGCTCGGATTTAGACAAGATGGGAACTGTTTTTGAATCTGCAGTTGTGCGCCGACTAACACCAATGGAATGTGAGCGCCTTCAAGGGTTCCCTGATGGTTGGACTGACGGGCAGGCAGATTCAAACCGTTACAAGCAAATGGGCAACGCGGTAGCAGTGCCTGTTGTGCAATGGATTATTAACCGAATGGTGGGGGAAGATGAAACTAATTAACGCAGATTGTATAGAGGCAATGAAGGCAATGCCTGACAACTCGGTGGATTCAATAGTCACCGACCCGCCGTATGAGCTAGGGTTCATGGGCAAGTCATGGGATGCAAGTGGCATTGCCTTTAACATTGAAGTATGGCAAGAGGCGTTGCGAGTGATTAAGCCTGGCGGCCATCTCATTGCTTTTAGTGGCAGTCGCACCTATCACCGCATGGCCGTTGCCATTGAAGATGCAGGGTTTCAAATCCGCGATCAGATTATGTGGGTGTATGGGTCAGGGTTTCCCAAGTCGCACAACATCAGCAAAGGGATTGATAAGGCTGCAGGTGCAGAACGCGAAGTTGTCGGGTCATATAAGGCAACAGGAACTGCAAGAAATTCAAAACATATAGGTGCAAAAACTCACGCCGCTATTGGCGAATATGAAGTTGATACAGAAAACATTTATCAAACCGCCCCTGCCACCGCCGCCGCGAAGCAATGGGATGGCTGGGGAACTGCACTCAAGCCTGCACACGAACCAATGGTGCTTGCTCGCAAGCCGTTGGAAGGTACCGTTGCAAACAATGTGCTGACCTATGGCGTTGGCGGGTTGAACATTGATGCCACGCGGGTTAGTTCCGAAGATTCTTTTGAGGGGATGAAGGGTTTTGCCTCGATGAAACTTAATGCGCGAAGGGATGGAGAATCTGAAGAAGAATGGAAGTTTCGGTGTGAGTCAGGACCTGAACAACAAGAATCATTGAGAAAGTTGCAAGAGTTAGGTCGCTTCCCCGCCAACTTCATTCACGATGGCAGTGATGAGGTAGTGGCGTTGTTTCCACATCTCAAAGGTAAAATTGGAATGGTTGGCAACACGGGCGGCAACAACAAGATTTATGGAAAATTTAATCGGCAGGAAGATCAGACTCCTGGCACAACTGACAGTGGCAGCGCCGCACGATTCTTTTACTGCGCAAAGGCAAGCAAGCGTGACAGGAACGAGGGGCTTGATGGGTTTGAGGTAAAAGAAAAGCGTTATATGGCAACTGCCAATGGAACAGGTGAAACTTCAATTGGTATGGATAGATTTACAACTAATCCTGTTGCCAACCATCACCCAACAGTTAAGCCAACTTCATTGATGCAATACTTGGTTCGCCTAGTGACACCGCCGAATGGCATTGTGCTTGACCCGTTTATGGGTTCAGGTTCAACTGGCAAGGCGTGTGCCTATGAAGGTTTTGATTTCATTGGAATAGATCAATCGGCTGAGTATGTGGCAATTGCACAAGCACGCATTGATTTTGCTTTGGCTAACAAGGCAGATGAGTTAGAGCTATGAAAGAAAATGATGAAATAGTTTCACACCTAGCAAAAGAGTTGTGGGCATCATTTGAATATGGCTTGCCAGTATCACCTAGTTCAATGGCAAATTACATTGTCAGACAAATCGAAATTGCAGGATTTAAGATTGTGAAGGTGGGGGAATGAGCGAGATAAAAGTTTGTGAAAGTTGTAACAAGCAAGCAACTGTTTATGCAATGGGTCCTAGTGCTGGCGATTGGGGTGGTCGTTATTGCAACAATCACATACCAAGAGGATTTCAAATAGTAGATAAATTGGTAAGCAACAATGAGTAACTTATTGCCAATTGCTTTGCGCTTTTTAGCTCAGGGCATTTCTGTTGTTCCAACTGCCAATGATGGTTCTAAACGACCTGCATTTGCTTGGCAAGGATTCCAAGAGCATCTGCCTATTGCTGATGAATTACTAATGTGGTTCAAAGATGGCGTTGATGGCATTGGCGTTATTACTGGCAAGGTTTCAGGCAACCTTGAAATGCTTGAACTTGAAGGTCGAGCAGTTGCCGAGAAAATGCACCTTGAGATTGCAGAAATTGCTAACAATTCAGGGCTTGGCGATTTGTGGCAGCGCCTCAATAGCGGTTATGTGGAATTGACACCTTCAGGCGGTTTGCATTGGCTTTATCGGGTATCAGATGGCACCTTGCCAGGTAACACGAAACTTGCCCGTAAGCCTGGTGAAAACGGCGGTGTGGATGTATGGGCCGAAACGCGAAGCGAAGGTGGCTTTACCATCACCGCGCCAAGTGGCGGTGCCACCCACCCATCAGGCGGTTCTTGGACACTTATAGGTGGTTCCATTGAGACAATTCCAACAATTACGATGCTTGAGAGATCAGCATTGCACGCAATTTTTGCAATGTTTGATGAGATGCCTAAAGCTGAAAATCTGCAACAAGAAGTAGTTGCAAAGCACGATGGAATTCTTACCCCTGGCGATGATTACAACGCCCGCACCACTTGGGAAGAACTATTGCAACCTTTGGGCTGGACAGTTGTTTATCGCAAGGGTGAATCAACCGTGTGGCGCAGACCAGGCAAAACCGAAGGCATCAGTGCCACCACCAACTTCAATGGCAACGATAAGTTCTATGTGTTCTCAACCAGCACTCAATTTGATTCAGAAACCTCATATTCCAAGTTTGCGTTTTATGCAATGACCAAACATGGTGGAGATTTCAGGGCAGCAGCCAACAATTTGCGAAATCTCGGCTACGGGGCGCAAACGCTCAATTCTTTTGATTTAAGCAATTCACTGATGCCTACAAATCAACTGCAAGCATCACTACAAGCCACTGAAGCTGATTTAAGCGGTGATGAATCCAGTTGGAAGCCAATTAGCCTTAAAGATTACTTTGATGGCTTATTTCAAGCACCCATTGCAACTATTTTGAAGCGTTCAGATGGTCACGGGTTGATCTATGAAGGTCGCGTTCATTCCATTTATGGTGAATCTGAATCGGGTAAATCGTGGATTGCTCAAATTGCAACTGCCGAGTGCCTGAAAAATGATAAAAAAGTCATTTATATAGATTTTGAATCAGACCCGATAGATGTGGTGAATAGACTCAAGGCGCTAGGCGTATCGCGTGCCAACCTATTGCAATACTTTTCTTATATTCGCCCTGAAGGTGCGCGTGATGCCGATGACCCATATTGGCAGGCAATCCTTGAACCAAATTCGGCCACGCTCATCATCATTGACGGTGTAACCGAATCCCTGACAATGTGGGGTGGCGAGTCTAAAGATAACGATGCCATCACTCGCTGGATGCGCCTGTTTCCACGAACAGTGGCAACCGCCAGTGGCGCTGCCGTTGTGCTTATTGACCACATCACCAAAAATGCCGAGACACGGGGGCGGTTTGCCATCGGCGGCCAAGCCAAACTTGCCACCATTGATGGCGCTGCCTATCTCGTGGAGCCTCTTGAGGCACTTGCCCCTGGTAGAACTGGAACGCTCACAATGAGAGTTACTAAAGATCGCCCAGGGTTTGTTCGCAAGATTGCAGGTATGTGGCGCAAATCAGACCGCACCCAAGAGGCTGCAGTTTTCACCATTGATTCAACTAGGGCGCAGATGGAGTATGTGATTGGGGTGCCGATGCTTGAGGACGAGCTAGAGAGCAACAAAGAGTTCAAGAAGCAAAAAGAGGTTGCTGAGTTTATCCACAACCATCCTGGCGCTTCACGGCGATTGGTGGCTGAAGGAATTACTGGTTCAAAGGATGCCATTGGGGAGCGAATCAGTGACCTTGTTGCAGGCGGTTGGATAGAAAACCGTGGCAATGACAGGTCATTTATTCTATACATCACCGACTTAGGCAAGAGCCATTTCAACCTTTTAGATGCCGAAATTACCCAATTGAAGGTGAACTGATGAAGCATATTGTTATGTTTTCAGGTGGCATTGGTTCTTGGGGCGCTGCCAAGATGGTTGCTCAGAAATTTGGCACTGAAAACCTGTATTTGCTATTTACTGATGTGAAGGGAAACGCCCAATCACCTCACGTTGGCGAAGATGAGGACACTTACCGATTCCTTGACGATGCCGTTGCCAACATAGGTGGCACTTACATCTACATCAATGAAGGCCGTGATATTTGGGAAGTTTTTAAGGATAAACGCTTTTTAGGCAATTCACGCTTGGCTAACTGTTCGCATTTGCTCAAACAGAAACCTGCGCGTGCCTGGTTAGATGCCAATTGCGACCCTGAAACAGATGTTGTCTATGTGGGCATTGACTGGACAGAAACACACCGCTTACCAGCAATTGAGCGCAACTACAAACCTTTCAAGGCGGTAGCACCGCTTGCCATACCGCATTACCTATCAAATGATGGTGATGCTTATTGGGAAAAAGATGACCTGATCAAGTGGGCGCAAGAAGAAGGATTGACACCGCCACGGCTTTACTCACTTGGCTTTGCCCATAACAATTGCGGGGGCGGATGCGTTCGCGCTGGGCAGGGCCAGTTTAAGAAACTACTTGATGTCATGCCTGAGCGATTTGCCACATGGGAAGCCAAAGAACAGGAAATGCGTGATTACCTGGGCAATGATGTGGCTATTTTAAGTGAGGTTGTTGAAGGCGTTAAGCGCCCATTGCCATTGACGGTGCTAAGGCATCGAGCTGAAGAACAACCATTTTTGATTGATGACTTAGATTTAGGTGCCTGCGGATGCTTTGTTCAGGATGAATCATTGGTTGAAAATGATGAATGAGGTGTACCGTACTGTACCTTTTGTGTACCTTTTTATTTTAGGTACACAGGCAGTTTTGAGCGTGATCGGTGTGCGTACTGTTCCGCATATGTATATATGCGGAAATAGGTACACCATCACACTCGGTACAGGT